CCCACTTGAAAGTCTATGAGGAATAGCTTTATCATATCGAATAGTTATTTCGATTTTATTTATGTCCGAACTACTCATATCGAGAGTTGCGCCGTAATTTACGGCTTGAGGCCAAGCACCGCGTAGAATCCATTCTCTCTTATAAGTACCGTCCGGAGCAAATAAAACAATATTAGCATCTACTTTGTAATCTTTCGCTAATCCAATTGCACCAGTAGCGGGATTGTAAACCATAGTTCTCCAATCTACTATCGCTTTAGCAACCGGTTGATCTACATAATCTTTTAAAGATAATGTCCCGGCTTCATATAAAGGTTTACCTGCCACGTAAACTCGTTCATTTACAAAGTGAATTTCAATCTCTTCATTTGACTCGCTTGGTAAAAAACCAATATCCAAGGCAAGTTCTATCACTCTTTTAGTATCATTACGGCCGGCAGAAGGAGGATCTACTTCGAAATACCAATTATTTTGTCTTTGAACTTCGTAATTCCCTTGGATTCCTGTATCTCCTCTCCGCGAACCTGCACTAATGTGGCCTGCGGATAATTGAACTGCCATATTTTATAACACCTCCTATGTTATTTTAAACTTTAATTTATTTTTCGTACTTTCAAATATTATTAGCAAATCGTGTACGCTTTTTAATCCCATGACTCAAAAACTTCTATTATACCGTGCGTTAAAGATTTTTAAAAATTTTAAATTTCTTTTTCATCTAAAATTTTTTCCTTTTCAACAGGTTCTATTTCCATTTCTGATTTATATTGAGGCTCTTGTTGATACTTTTGTTGATACTCTTGATTAGTCTTAAACTCTAAATACTCGGTTAAAATTTTAGTAAACTTATCTTCTAATTTATCGAAATCTACCTCTACAAGAGATGTAATTTCTTTTATATCCTCACCTATTAACTTTTGCAAAAGCTTGTTGAAAAACTTTTCTAATTGATCCCGCAATTCAGCGGCTATATTAATAGCTTTGATCTTACTTTTCCGTCTCAAATCTTTAGAAGCAATTATTTGTCGCAAATTTTCAGCTAAAATATAATGCCCTTTGCTTTCTAAAGTTTCTATTATTTTCTTCTGTCTCTCCCGCATCTCATCTCACCTACTTCTTATTAACATTGTCCAAAACTTCTTGAATAGATTTAACCAAAGCGCCTTCTAGGCTTTTGATCGAAGAATCTATTGATTTTTCAATAAAATATATAGCGGTAGGTAAATTATACTCGGTTAAAATTTCTGAAACAGCTTCTTTCACTTTATTTAAAATTTCTTTAGTGATATCTTCGCCGGTGGCATTTTTCTTACTTCTTCGGCCACGTTGAGCTTCTAACTTACGAATAACCTCCGCTTCTATAAATTTACCTTCACTCTCAAGTTTATTTATACGATTTAATGTTCTTTTACTCATTAGAACCTCCGATTGATTATTAATTTAAAATGGTGAAAACTTTTCATCTCTAATTAATATTCTACTTCTGAAAAACTTACGCCTGTCGGGGTTGATACAAAATCTACTTGAATGACTTCGGAATATTTTGTATGCTGAATTAGTATTTTACCAGAAACAATATTCTGAGCTACTAAATCATCGGTGTTAGTTGATTCATCACATATTACTCTGTAATCCTGAACTCCTCTTCGGTTTTTAATCGCCTCAAATATCGGATCTACTACTCGAATAAATCGTCTCCACGTAATTTCATCATTCGGCTCATATAAAATAGATTGTAAAGCAGCTTTCACTACAGTTTCAGCGTACAACAACATTCTCCGCGTACCTATCCTGTCTTTAGAGCTGGAAGTTCTGTAGAGAGTTTTTTGACCATCAATCTGAATAATATTATCTTTTTCAATAATAACGTTTAAATTATTCGGGTAACCATACATTAATTCAATATCGCCTTCCTCTGCGTTATATTCAATTTCTAAAGCGGAAATTAAACGACCTCTAGTAGGACCCGCGGGTGGATACCAAGGATCAGCAATGTAATCTGTATAAGCTATTTGAGCAGCTACGAAACCACTAGGAGGTAGCCATATTTCTCCGTCGTTTATATCTGAATTATACGCATCGTAGATTCTAATCCAAGGCCAATAAAGAGCAGCATAAGAACTATTTAATGATGCACGAGACGCATAAATTCCCTCACCATTCATAAAATTTATTGCATTTTGTACAGTTAACCCGTACGGAGTATCTAAAATAGCTATACAATCTCCGCGATCAACTTCCGCAATATTTATCATTTTATTTTGCACTGCTTCTGAGGTAACACCAGGAACAATTAAAATATTAATAGCGATTTCATTTGGATTAGAAAAGATTTCTAACCCAGTTTTAGTTTGACTAGACACTGTTCCAATATAATCAGCATCTGTTATATCTGAAATACCGTTTGCACCTGCAGTTAAAGTATAATTACCATTAACTGGCAACGAAGATACGGCGGCGTTATCTACTGATACAATGTAATCTGATTCAGCTAGCACGGTCTCGTGAAAATTAGAACTCGAGCTATCTTTTACCATATTATCAAACGTTTCTAAACGAACTCCGTTAGCATCGTACAGATCTAATTTAAATGAATCTGATACAGATGAACCATCACTAATAGTAACGTAATATCCATTAGCCCAGGTTCCTTCAGACTTTGCGTAAAGAGTCAAAGTAGTTGCAGACCCATCAGAACCTGTATGTACAGAATTATCAAAACCCAAAGGTACATCAGCGGTACTACTCGCATCTACTTGTAAAGTTTCAGTAGCACCTGTTTGACTCTTCACTAATTTAACGTGACCAGTAAAATCAGCAATTGCTGTAAAATTTACAGCAGTCGCATTTATATCATCTGCGATCTGAGAAGCACTTCGTGTACCAGCAGTTAACGTAAAAGTTTGAGTACCTGCACCAGTACCACCTAATGTCACTGATAAATAATCAGTACCGTCAGTACCCGTGTAAGTAGCTTCGGTAAAACCAATTACAGACCACATTTCATTAGCCACGTCATCAATAGAAAAACTATGACTGGAACCGGTGTTTATCATAGTAACCTTAAGTTTACCAGTACCGTCATCTTCAAAATTAAGGCCTGTTGTGGCTGCGTTTAAAGCAGCTGCTAAAGTCGAAGCTGTATATGTACCAGCCGAAATTGTTCCAGATTGAGGCGACCCATCTAACGTAAATTTAAAAGCATTGTTCGAAGCATTTAAAGTAAAATTTTCTGTCTCAGTGCCTGTATGTGTAGCCCCAGTAGCGGCTGTAATTGTAAAATATTCTGTATTAGTACCTAATACAATGGGAGCAGACGCAGCTCCAGTAATAGCTATTTCAGCTTTACTGGCAGATATATAAGGGGGGCCGTCGGAACTGCCACCGCAAACACGCACAACCCACATTGCACGTCCTCTCTTTAAAAATTCAAGAGCGGCGTAAGCCATATAAGAATCAGGAGTAGGCTCCCCGAAAATTTTTACAAATTGATCTGCACTAGTAATATAAGTAGCGGTATTAATCGGTCCTTTTGTAGCAGTCCCCACAATACCTAGAGTGCTAGTACTTAAAGCAGGAGCATATTGCGAAAGATCTATCTCCCTAAATTTTATACCAGGTGCAATATAATACGCCATTGATTATCCTCCACGTTTATTTCTATTTCTTTTCTAAAAACTTACGTTGAATTCTCATTTTAATATCCTCAGAAATTTCCTCCGGCTTTAATGTTATCATATGACCCGCAGGTATATATACTGTAGTATCTCTACCATTTCTAAGGATATGTACCTCTTGTAATTGTTTAAGTTTATTTATTAATTTTATTTTCATTATTTTACCCTCACTGCCTATATCTTTCTGTTTCGGTTTCAAAGCTTTTTTCGTTGGTTTCTTTAATTGATCTACTTCTTCGATTTTAGTATCAGCAAAATACCAAGCATCTAAACAATAATGCTTATAGTAATCGTAAGAAATATAAGCGTATCCATTTTCTCCGTATGCTGTACCCCAACTATTTTTAAATTTTAAAAGAGAAGCACTGTCATCATAACCTACTAAACATATCGCGTGGCCTCCTATTGATTTTCTTCTTTTAGAAGGCATTGTAATAATAGCATCTTTATTAGGATTAAAAATTTCATTAAAGCACAAAATACCTGCTACTTGCGGTCCTTTTAAAGCTAAAAGTGTTTTCATTTCTTCTAAAGTAGTAATTCTCCAATAAGAACCGCATCTATACCATTGAGCTACACTTTCAGCCCATTTCTCTGGTTTTCCTTTGTAATCTGGATCGTATTGCCAGCCAATCTCGACAGGAACTCCATTTTTTGATAAAACTTTCATAGCATACCTAAAAGACGTTCCTTCTTGATCAGGCCACTTATCAATTTCTTTGCATTTATAATAAAGAAACTGTTCCGACATATCATAGTTTTTCTTTGTGCCTATTTCCGTTTTCCATTCTTTTTTTTCTTGCCATTCTTTTACGGCGCAAACAGCAAAAGCTACACAAGAACCTAGATTAGCTTGATCTTTAACTGGTGTCATTTCATCGGTCCAATCTACGGAACTCGCTAATTTAGACGGTACGGTTAATAGTTTATTAACCTGATAATCTCTTTCATCTTTAGGGTCTTGTTTCGCTCCAAAAATTAAATTTTTGAAATCCACTTAATACTCCTCCTATGTAAAAGAACTTCCTGTATATTCTTTAAAAGAAAGAACATAATTTTCTGGATCCTGAATATATTCTACGATCGCTTTAGAAATCGTCTTTACTTCGTAAGATAATCTAATCCATACACTTAAACCTACTGATACAGTAGAATTAAAATAGCCTGCGCGCTCTTCAGCCTGAGTTATATTTTCGTTTACACTATTCATCACATTTAATACAGCGCGATAAGTACGATGCGTTTCCCTACTAAATATATTTATAACGGGATTATCCAATAATGTAATCCAAAAAGTTTTCTGATAATTTTCTAACGTATCCTTACTTTTAGACCAGATGTCTATAACGTATGGGTGAATAATAGGTACTGCACGCACGCGAACTGCTTTTTTTTCATTAATATCATTATTTACTACAATTCCTACTCTGTGTACATAAGCGTTATATCTAACTGCATCTAATTCGACGTCACCTGACATAAAAAAACTAACGAAGGGAAACGTAACTTTTTCTTGATCATGATGCTTAGAAATCATTTCAAAGGAAGTTTCTCTTTTAGCTTCAATTAC